AAGGTTGGATTTGTTCTCATAGTGACAGGGAATCGGACAGGCATATAGACTTCAGTTGAAGTAAAATAAGTTGCGTTGCCCAAAATTCTATCAGCGGCAGCATCGGTCAAAATCCAGTAATACCTCTGGCAAGCGGCTAACTCGCCTTGAAGTGTGCCACCTGCTCTCTTAAATGTTGTCGGAACAGTTCCTAGTTCTAGTTGAACACCTGCTATCTCAAACCAGTCATTTGCACCAGCAGTTCCAGTATTATTCATCTGTGGAGCAAAACAAATTTCAGTTGCCGTGCTACCAATATTGGCACTGAAAGAAAACCGCTGCCAAGAAGTTGTGAGCGTAACAGTTCCCGATGCGGCTTGGGCTTCTCCTGTAAAACCTACTGACTGAGTTCTTGCTTGGTCTGTGCCTGTTCCAGTATAAAGAATATAATTTAATAAACTACTTGTAGGGCTATAATTTGCTCCGCATTTTGCATAAAAAGATACTGCGACTGTTTTTCCTGCAAATTTCAAAGACTCTTGTGTTTCAATATTGTGAAACATCGGCATACCGGTTGTATTGGTGCTGCCTGAATCTCGCTGCACTCTCATTGAATATTGAAAACCTTCTAGTCCAGAAGTTTGGCGTGAAACTGTGCATCCTGGCTGCGAACCCTTAAACCATCTGTCTGCCGTATAAACCGATGCGCTAGTGAAAGAAGTTCCGCGCTGCCAAAAATCCATCCCACCGTTAATTATGGCGTTGCCGTTGTAAGCAGACTGCCAGCGCAATCCTGTGCTAGCGGCAGAATCCGCGACAAGTGTGTCGCCATTTGAGCCGACTGCTAGGCGAGCAGGTGTGTCGGCTGCGGTTGCCGTAATTAAATCGCCTTTAGCGTCAACAATAGCGTTTTGAATTGCGTTGGCATCGTCGCTAGTGACCCAAGTAAAATCCATATCTGTATTAGAAGTCTTGGATAAAACTTGTCCGGTCGTTCCGCCTTTAAGATCGACTAAAGAAGTGTCGATGGCGTTGCCAAGTGTGCGCATCGCAAGAGCGCCATCCTTGACTAAATCTGTGTCGTCCGGAGTTTCCCAGCCGAAATTCGTTGTTGTTGCCATTAACTAATCACTCCTATCGCGTCCTGCCATTCTAAGGTATTAAGCACACTATTCCAGCTTTCTGCTGCGTTGACCTGCGCCCATTGTTGAGCGACGGCCGAGAACTCTGTGGGTGAAGCGTTGAAGGTAATGGAAAGACCACCCACCGACGCCCTAAACGTCCATCCCTCTACATAACCGGTGAACTCGCCACCGAGCATTTGAGGGGGAAGGTTAGTGATGCGAACGGGTTGGCCCATAAAGATATTAAGCAAGGCGTCTCGATCTGCGTCGTCAATTTCAGGGGATTGAAGTGGGAAGGTTATGGATTGGAAAAGGTAGCGAGGGTAGGCGCGAAGCTGAATCAGTCTATCGCCCATATCTTCGACGTCGGAAGTGTTCTTGAGGTAACTTGAGAACTGCTCGGCGTAAAGCCCATAAGTGGCTTGTGAGTCGGTGGATTGAGCGATGTATTGAGAGTTAAAGTTGTTGCCATAGTCAATAATTATTTTGTTGGCTATATCGCCTTGTCGCTGGACGATTCCGATTCCTGCGCCAATCGCGTGAGCGGCATCGAGGTCGGTGTATCCGTTGGCGACTAGGTAATCCTGTCGGTGGCTTGCATCCGCATAGTTAATATTGCCGTTGGCATCTTCATACAAATAGCCGAGAGCTGAGGAAGCGATTTGGTTGGCGACGTTGGAAATAACTTGGTCGCTTATCTGTCGGCTTGCCATCGTATATTCGCCAGCGTCAATAGTGCCTAGTCCAATATCTCCAGCTTCAGCCCAAGTCTCTGTCGCTGGGTCGTAAGTAGCCCAAGTCTCGGCCGGTGGAAGTTCGTTCCAACTAGCCAACAACAAATCATCAAGTAGGTCGGTAATTTGTGCGCCGTCTAATCCTTCGGCCAAGTTGCCGTCAAAGGTCGCCCGTTGAAGTCTGATTAAAGCTCCGGTGGCGGTGATGTTAATTGTAGTAACTGCGGCTTCTGATCCTGCGCTTGTGACGATTTGACGAATATCCGAAATGCGACCGCCAAAGAGAGGCACATAATCGGCGTTGGAATCTTGAACTTCAATCAGGATGGAAGTATTAACGGCAAAGTTATAAACGCTGTTATCTGTGTTAATCAACTGCAAAGAGCAATAGCCAGCAGGGGTAGGCGAGTTAATATCTGTTCGACCAGATGTGATAGTTAGATTGGCAAGAGTTACGCCGGTTACTGTGTCGCCGTTAGCTCTTACTCTCCAGACGGGCGTCCAAGCGGTCATAGAATCTGCGCGTTAGTCCGTAGGTCGCCAGCACCGGTAGTGCCGCGATTGGTTGATGTGTTAAGGGCTTGAATAACTGCTCGAGTAAATCCTTCTTCGTCAATAACGCTCGGAGCGTTTACGTTGATGTAAATATTATCTTTGGCTTCACCAGCGCGGACTCCACCGAGATTTAAAGGTGATCCTGACGTTCCACCAGCTCGAGCATTATTAAAAGCATCGAAAGCCGCATTAGTTCCAGCTATCACTCCAGCAATAGTTCCAGCAACGCTAGAACCGCCACCAGTTTTACCGCCAGTTGAACCGCCACCGGTTCCTCCACCTGTGCCACCGCCGCTACTTCCGCCGCCTGTCGTTCCGCCGCCTAATGTCGCTCCACCAAAAGGTAAGTTGGCCGTAGGGATTGAGCCGGTCATCGCGGTAGAACTTGTTCCGACTTTAGGAATGGTTGAAATGTTAGGGAGTAAAGGAATAGCGTTATAGGCGCGAATAATTTTATTAACGGCTTCAATAACGTCATTGGCTAATTCTTTGACTTTATTTGTCACAGTTGCGACGACTGTAATGATTCCAGCGATAGTAGCGCCGACGGCTTTGATTGCCGCAACAAGGCCATTCTCGAAAATAGGAATGAGGAAATTCTTAACAAAAGCCCAAAGGTCGCGCAAAGCCGCTTCATTATCTCTAAACGCTTTGATAATTGGATCGACTGCTGCTCGTTTTGCTTCTTGGAATTTAGGGATCAAGACGTTGACAAAATAATCTAACAATTGACGCAAGATAGGCAGCAAAGCCGCTCCCACAGATTCTTTAGCTTCATCAAAACTAACTTTCAATCTATTTATCTGACCTTCAAAGGTATTGGCTTGAGTTGTCGCAGCGCCGCCGAATGTCTCGGACAGTTGCTTTACAGTTCCCTCAAAGCCAAGAGTTTTAGCTTCAGCGGCAGTAATTCCAACACCAAGACGGGTAAGTGTTGTGTTATTGCCTTCGTATGCCTTAGCCAATGCGTTAGTGACTGTCTCAACGTCTTTTCCTGTGGCGGCTGAGATGTCAAGGGCTAAAGATAGTAATTCTTGAGAACGTTCAACTGATCCTGTGGCAACGGCTAATCTTTGAAGCGCTGGGCGAAGTTTATCGTCAGCTACGCCAGTGGCTAATGATGTCTTGAGTATCTGCTCCTCAACTGCTTTGATTTGTGCATCGGTAGCATTAGTTACGTTTTCTAGGGCAAGGGCTAAACGTCGTTGAGCAGCTTCATCTTCGATTGCAGCTTTAACGCCTTCAATTGCTAACTTGCCGGCATAAGCCGCAGCAGCGGCAGCAGCCGCAGCAAAAGCGGCAGCGGCGACTTTGCCGAACTTTTCTAATTTACCGCCAAAGCCTTCAACTTCTTTTGAGCCTACGTCCAGCTTCTTCTTAAGGTCATCAACGTCCGCAAGGATGGATAATTTAAGGGTTCTACTTCCAGCCATTATTTATCCCACTCCTTCAATATCTTTGTAAATGCTTCTTCCCATTTCTTCACTAGTTCAGGCTGAATTTTGCGAAGTGCTGGATAGATGAAATAGCCAGAATTTCCTCGACCTTTACGAGGGGTGCGTCTTGGGAATTGACGATAACGATTAGATCCGAATTCGTAACCTGCCCAGAGGTCTTTAGTTGATCCTCCACCAGAGAAACGCTGAGACGCGAATCCATAAGACAGCTCGCCAATCTTCGAGGTTTTGGAAACTTTAACGCCACTTGTAATGCGATCGACAACGGCTTGTCCAAAGGTTCGAGTGATTCCGTAGGCTTTAACTTCGTTGGCTGCGTATTGAGCGAGCGCACTACTCTCGCGTTTAGCCGCATCAACAGCTTCAGCATCCATCGCTTTGAAGGCGGTAATGATTGAGCGAAGTTCGCGCTTGTCATAGGAAATCGGCTCATCTGCCACCTTTGCGCTCCTTCAGTATTTCAATCGCCGTTAATACTTGGTCGATGTCAGTCCAT